GACAGATCCACCGGAAATTCCCGGTATATCCGTCACAACGGCGGAAAATCCCGTGCCCGTTTCAAAAGTAGTCACTCCGCGAACCGTGGCAATCTTCCAGAGATTCTGGCTGGTCCCTCCCCCGGTCAGTAAATACAATGAGCCGTAAGCCTCACCATAATCTCCTGCATTGTAGGACCGCGGCGCAAATTGCTGATAAATGACCCTGTTGACAAGATAAGGTATTGGCTCATTTTGCGAGGCAGGAATAAAGCTGGTTGTGGTCTTTACTTTCCAGTTCCGGCTGGTTTCGGCGGCGTAGATTTCACGCACGCGGATGACGTATCCGTTCCGGGTTGTGTCCCTGACATTGGAAAATGTAATATCCAACATTTCCCCGGTATTGTAAGCAAGATTGTTGCCGGGGATGATGCTGTAAGAATCCAGCGTTAAATCTTTCCGCGTCGTCTTGCTTCCTCTTCCCAGGCCCACGGTCAATTTTCCCGCGGACGTTAATTGCCAGGGGACGGCAAAACCCGCGAAACTGGAATAATTCCACTGGCCTTTAGGACCCGCAAAGTAATGAACAATCGTGCTGTGCGTCCGTGCCGGAACGTTCGTCTGCGCATACTGGCCGGGAATGAGAACGGTAGTTGCCGCCGTCCCCGTCGCCGTTATCGCTTCTGTGTCCAGATAAGCAGGCAGCGTAAAAAGGCCCGTCACGCCAGCTATTCCGGCGGCATACAGACGGTTGACCGCCCCCGTGTCCGTCGGCGCGCCTACGGCCAGCGGGATGTTGACGCCTCCGTTGGCGTTGACGGTCCCCGCCGCCGTCAGCCCTCCGGCCAGCGTCATGTTGCCGGATTCGTCCACCTGCGGCAGGGCTGCCAAAGCTTGCTGGGCCGCCGTCGCGGAATTGGCCGCGCTGGTGGCGGATGTCGCGGCAGCCGTCGCCGCCGTATTGATGAGCCTCTCCGCCTGGTCAATATCATCCTTGGCGGTTTCGGCTCGCCGGACAAGGGGCTCAATCGTCTCTTTCGCTTCCTCCCCCGCCGCTTGGACGGCGGAAACGGCGGCCGTCTGTGCTCCGGCAATCTTATCCGTAGCAGTTTTTTGTGCTCTCCCCACAGCAAGCACGGCATCGGCCTGCTTGTTCTGGAGGGCGTCCAGAGCGTCATTTTTGGCCGTGTTGACGGCCTGCTCCCCATTACTGACCGTCTGCGGCCAAGTGGCGGCCAGCGATGCCGTTTCTAACTGGGCTTTGACGGCGCGCGTATAGGCCCACCACGCCAAATCCACGGCATCCACGATCACAGTAACAGTGTCGCTGACCCGTACGATCAGGCGATGGGAGGACGGATTTTCCTTCTCTCTGGGGTCCACGGTTTCCGATACGGTGACTAGGCCGCGCAGGGCACGTTCCCTTGGGGTTTCCGGCGCGGCCTGCATCCAGAGTTCCCATGCCCCCATGCCAAGGGGCTGGGCCGGGATGCGTACCGTTGCCAACCCGGCCGCTGCATCAGTCACGATGACAGCCAAATCGACAGGGGCAGTATCAGAGGCTGCTCTGATACTGGCCTCCAGGGTGAACCCGGCCAGATCAATAGGCTGGGCGGCAGCGTCCTGGATGACCAGGGCAACGTCATAGGCGGTACCCTTGGCCAGGGCAAGATTGGCAACGGCGGGAGTCATGACTAATTTTCCAAATTAGAAGGTTCTGCCGGGGACAGGTCGATGCCCGGATAATAGGTTAATTCAATAGTATATTTCTGGGCATCCCCCTGGGCGCACGAATCGTCCAGGCTGGAAATGATCATGTACTTGCCGTTAAGCTGTACGATGTCATCCAGGGTGGGCACAGGCAGGTTTGAGACCAGCACCCCCTTTTTACCTCCGCGGAGCACTTCCAGGGTATAGGTTTCCCTGGTCTGATAAGACACACGGGTGCCGATTTCGCCGGATTCATCCGTAAATTCAGCCACAGTATTGGAGGGTTTGCGTTTTAATGATGTCAGCACACCCCACGGCACAGTCATTCCGTTCGGGATGCCAAAGACAATGTCATTTCCTTTGATAATATAAGTATTTTCAGCCATAGATTTGTGGGTTGGCAGTTTATCAGAATGAGTTTTCCAGGCAGGTGACGTCCACCTGCATGGACCAGACGGCGCGACAGGGTGAGGAATCAAAGGCAATCTGCTGGGGCGTGGCCGCCACGGGCTTGACCAGCACGCGGCCGGATTGTCCCAATTCGTGCCAGGTCAGTAACTCCAGCAACTTGTCTGCCATAGCGTTGGCCGTGGACATGTCTCCGCCCGGCCGTCCGAAAGCGGCGGAGGCGATAAACAGATTGACCTTGCGCGTGATGATCGCCTTGACCGGAACGCCTCCCTGGATGTCGTGATCCATGGTGAGCAGGTCAGGCATCACGATTACGACAGTGGAGGGGTAAGCGTGGAGCTGGCGGATAGCCTCTTCGATGTCCACGCCGTTGAAGGTTTCGACGGTGTCGGCAATTCCGGCAGCCTGAATTTCCGCGACCAGGGCGGAGAGCAGCCATTGAGTGTCGGTAAGCATGATATTAACGTATTTTGCGGTTGGACCCCCAGCCCATGTTTCCCGCTCCGTCACCGCCTGATGATCCGGCAAAACGTCCGGACCGCACATCGTCCAGTGCTTTCAAGGCGTTTTCATAGGCGGTCTTTTGGGCGTCGGTCGGTTTGTCCAGCAGCTTGGCCAGATCGTACACGGCCAGATCACGCGCCAGTTTGGAGGCCAGAGCAGCCGGGATGTCCCGGTTGCCGACGTAGCCGTCCACCGTGGCACATGCCTGGATCATGACGACCACGACAGGATCTTCCCCGGCTGGAGCCTGGGCGCGAATGTCGGCCAGTTGCCGGGCGGGCATGGCTGCCAGCAAGTCGGATTCAGTGAGCAGGGTTTTCATATATGACAAGGGGCTGGCCCGGCGCTTGACGTGGCAATACGCCGCACCGGGCCAGTAGATGAATTAAGATCCGGTGGCCGCCGGAATGGAGGGCATCAGTATCAGGGCCTCTTTAATACCGACAGATGAACCATAATAACACTCGAATGTTAGAAAGTGCTTGCCCGCGCCGGAGGCATAATGGCGGCGGTAAGACATGGTAATGCCCGTGTCCGGGTCCGTAACAGTCCGAGCGTCCAGATAGCCCTTGGTATCGGAGGGGACAACCGCCCGCGTGGCGACGGCCAGGGCAGAAGGATGCACCACAAACCCATTGGAAGCGGCGGAGCTGGCCGGGAGTACGGTTGATTCGATCAGGTCAAACCCCAGCAGGCGGGGAATGAGGCCGTCCCGGACGTACTCCGTCCCGCCGTAGGCCAACGCGGACGCCACCTGTACGGAGGCATCCTTGGCCAAAGCCGTATAAGCGGACGCGCTGGGGAAATAAACACGATTGGAGAGTGGCACTTTCAGCTCGCCGCATTTGGCGCGCGCCAGGGTAAGCAGGTCCATCATGGACATGCCGGACGTTGCCGCCAGTGTGGTGGGGTAATTGGCCTTGGTAATTTTTGAAAATACCCCTTCAATTACTTTGACAGCGACAGCATTCCCCATCTGCCCGGCAAAGATGTTCAAGGAGGCTGCCGAGCTTTCCATGAATTGGCGGTCTGTTAGTCCCACGGTTGCTTTGGCATAGCCGTCCATGGTGACGGTTACGGCGCTCATTGTTCCGGTTTCCGTTTCATAGTCGTTTTCCGTATTCGACGCTTCGATGCCGCCGATCAGGGGCACTTTTAAAGAGGCGCCCTTGCTGACGGCTTCCTTGGAGTAGTTGATGGAGAATTTTCCCAGAGGGGCCAGGGATGCCTTGAAGGCTTCCAGCCCCCTGGTGACGATGATGTCATCGTTCAGTTTTGAATCAATGGATGTTGCCATGTCTATTATATATAGTGTGTGGTTGGTAATCGGTGGGCGGGATCAACCGCGGGCGGCGATCAATTCTTTTTCGTGCGCCCTGAAAAAGGCGAGGCGTTCGGCTGGATCGGTGATAGAGGCGTGCTTGGCCAGCAGCTTTTCCCCGGTCAGTTTCGGACCGCCTCCGTCCTTGTTGTCGCCAGTCTTGTATTGCTGGGCAAAGACAGGATTGACGGGCAGCTTGGCCAGCAGGATTTCCGCCTTGGGATCGGCCAGGATCATCTCCTTCCAGGAAGCTTTCAAATCCGGGGTGATACGGCCTTCTTCACAGGCTTTTTCCACGGAGGCGTCAGCTGCCCTGGCTTTCATGTCGGCGAGGGATTTCTTCAATTCCTCGTTTTCGGTTTTCAGGGCTTCAAGCTGGGCTTGCAGCGCCTTGATTTCGTCGTCGGTCATGGTTGTTTTTGCGGTTTGGGTTTGGTTGACGGGGACGGCGGGATTGCCGTCTTTGCCAAGAAGAGGTGCGATAGTTTGGAAGGCGGCGCGATTGACCAGCCCTCCCATGTTGATGCCAGACCCAATGATGCGGCAGACACCGTCTTCATCAGGTTCAGACGCTTTAAAAACGGGGGAAAAACGGCGGTAGGATTTACCTTCCACCTTGGCCTTGCCTTCCGGCGTCCATTCGATTTCCGCGCGGATGCCGCCTGTCTTGGGGTCGTCCCCACCCCAGTAGATGCGCTTGACCCATCCGGCGGCATCGTGGTCCTGGTGGTCGTAGTCGATATAGGGTTCATCCATCAGGCCATCCGCCGCACCTTCTTGGAGTTTGCGGCGCAATTCCTCCACGGCTTCGGCGGCAGCTTCATCCACCAGGACAGTTCGTTCCACAACCTCGCCCTTGTCGTTACTGGGGTGGATCGTGTGCTTGCCGGGAGGCATCCACTGGATATCATCCGTCCCGGCCAGGGTCGTATAAAAGGCATGCTTGGCGTATAAGATCATGCCGTCATCCTGACACACCACGGGCCGCGGCACGGACTCCGCGGCCTGATTGCTCAAGATGCCCCCTTTTGGCGGTCCAGCCAGATTCCCACCGCCCGGCCGACGGCAGTACTTACCTTGCTGTCCGGCGGCAGGGCATCCGGGTCCCTGGGGATGTGCTGGGACTTTTTCAAGATGTAGATAATCTTGCCCTCCAGGGCCAGCGCCACCGGGCGGCGGCCGTCAAAGACACAGCGAAGGCCGCTGATGGAGCGCGGGCTTTTTCCGTGGCCCTCCGGCGCCACCGGGATGGCCAGCATCCGGGCCTTTTTGGGGGTGATGGTCGCGCCGTACACGTGAGTGGCCACGTGGGGGTGCCGGATGCTCACCACCACCTTGCCGCCCGTGGCGATCGGCGCGCTGCAAGCGTTCGCCACCGCTAGCCAGAAGTTGGTGCGGGGTCCGCCCAGGCGGTTGGGAGTGGCGTTCTTGCCGCGGAAATGACTAATCAGGGCGTTACGCATGGCCATGCCCGCAATCTTGCGGACGGTCGGAACGCTCCGCAGCAGGCGCATGAGGTCCGGGGTGACGTCATCCCAGACCAGTCGGAGGTTGAGGCTCATGTGGTTTTCCTGTATTGCCGTTCCACGTCCGTTTTCCCCACGGCCATGGCCGTGCCCATGGCATCCTCCAGGGCGCTGGCCAGAGCGTGCGGATTCATTAGTTTGACCAGCCGGAGGGGATCAGAGGCAAAATCATTCAGAAGATGGATAAAATCCTCGTCGCTGACGGCTTCGTCCGCTGCCGCCCTGGTGAGCCTTTCAAGTTCTGCCCTGGCCTTGCCCAGCCAGTCGTCCAGCACGGTGGGCAGTTGCTGGCGCACGCGGTGCTGCAGGTGGTCTATTGGTGTTTTATTCATGGACGGCTTCCTGTAGTTTCCCCATGTAGTATTCCCGTGCCTGGGCAGGCATGCGGTCCAGCGCCTTGGCCATCATGGCCCCGCTCATGACGGGGTCCGGCCGTGTATAAACTTCATCATCAGGTCCCGGCTGCGGTGTTTCGGTGACTTCATGCACCCAGTCCTTTTTCAGCGGTATGCCTGCCTCCAGCAATGTTTTCACACGGGCAGCCACTCCATCCGGATTGCTCGTCGTCTTGCTGCCTGGGGCGTAGTAAGGATAAACGGAGTCCTCCCCGGCATCCCCGGTATTAAGTGCATAGACGGAGGGGAGCAGTTGTTCGTTGAGGATTTCCGCAACCCAGGCGGACGCAGCGTTGATAATGTCGCTGCGGACGTTGTAGTGTACTTCCCCCAGGGCGCGGCTCCCGGCTTCGCCCGGAGACGAGGTCAATGTCTGGCCCAGGATCAGCAGATCGCAGGCCGTGTCCGCGAGGTCAATCAACTGGCGCTGCGGGTTGTCCGTTCCCTTGTTGCCGGCTTCCTTAAGCTCGACATTAGCCCCCTGGGGCACGACCGCCCAGGCCGCGCTCCCCATCAGCTCCATCATTTCTTCCAGGCGGTCCTTGATGCTGGGGTCGCTGGGGTCGTAGGTCGCCCAGCGCATGGGCTGGCCAAACAACTGGGCAAAGCTCAACAGCCAGTCGCGGCTGAAGTTGGCACAACACCAGAACCACGCCAGGGATCGCAGCAGCGCTCCGCCGCTGGGATGGCCCAGACCGACATTGTTGATTGCCACCAGAAATTTATGTTCCGGGATGTTGCCCAAGATGTCGCTTCCTGGAGATCGCAAGCCGAACATCCCGGTTTCCGCGGTCCATCCGTACCAGCGGGGATGGACACGGCGCGTCTGGCGCGGCAGCCATGCCTGGGGCATGTGACGGCAGCCCCGGACTTCCCAGTCGATTTCCCGGACGGCCACACCCGTGAACCAGCCGTCCAGCAATCCGTCAACCGTGCCGCGCCAACCCTGGCCGTCCACCCGGTAGTCGCCCTTCATGCCGTCGCGGGTTCGCTCCGCAAGGTGGTTGAGCAGGTCCATCTTCTCCGGGTTCTGGATGTTCCAGACAAGATCGCAGACGGCGTTTTTCAGCTCCACCACATTTTTGACGAGGCGGGGCCACGACTGCATCATGAGTTCGTACAAGGCGTGTTCCTCTTCCGGGGATTCCCCGGAGAGCGCCCCGGTAAGAATACGTTCCACATATTCAGGAGTAACCCAGGAGAGGGAGGGCATGAGCCAGGTTGACCGGGCGGAGGGCAGCACGATGCCGTCCCAGACCGACCCGCGGTGCTGGGAGGCGTTTTTGCGCGCCAGAATTTCCTTGACGGTCATTGCCCCGTCCTTGGCGGACAACGCGTTTTTAGGGGGTCCGCCGTGGACCGCGGAGGCATGTTTCAATTCAGGTGGGATGGTCATCGTCTTGTAGGGGTGTAGGTTCTTCGTTGGTGGCGGTATTTTCCGCGGCCGCCGCCCATGCTCACGCCGTCCAGGGCTTCCCTGGTCCAGGTCCCTTCGGCGGCTTTCAGCGTCAGGGAGTGCAGAGCCAAAGCCAAGGCCCAGAAGAGGTCGGCGTGGCCGCTGTCCGTCCGGTCTGCGTTGTAGCAGACCAGTCCCGTCTTGGTGTAGCCCTTCTCAATGGCCGCAATATGGGCTTTGAGGAGGTCATGATTGGGGAGGATGATTTTTCCGGCTTCCATGGCGCGCGCCAAGTTGGAGGCCAGTTCTTCCTTGGACGCATTGTTAAAGGTAACGCCGCGGATTTTGTGACCGTTGCGCCGCCTCCGGGCGTCATCCACGTATTTGTCGCCGAGGCCTGTCTGGTCGATGGCCACCAGCTTGACGCCCGCGGTTCCGGTGATTTCGTCCAGCTTCCGGTCGCGGCTTTCCCATGAATGGTCCTCATGGTAGTACACCAGCCGGACCACATAACGGTCGTGCCATTCTTTCAGAGCAATATAACAGTGTTTGTCGCTCTGGCGTGCCACGTCCACTCCCACGCCGATGGGGCCTTCTTCTGCGGCCAGATTGCCCGCGGCAGAGGCGTAGCGGTCGTTGGTGCATGCGTTGATGGTGTCCCAGGAGATGAGCTGGCCCGCCGTGTCCTGGGGCACGCACATGTATTCTTCCAGATAATCAGATTCCGTCAGGCATTTGGCGCGGCAGGATTTCATGAATGCTTCGCGGGTCATTTTTTTACCCGTCTTGGCGTTGATCCGCTCGACGATCCCAGCTTCCACGGCGTCCGCAATCGTGATGCGGTGGTGGCTCCACCCCATTGGATTGCCGTTATTGATGCAGTCATTGACAATCAGAGCAAAGACGGATTGCTTTCCGCGGTGCGTGGATATGATGATGCGCTGTCCGCCCCACTGCGTGACAGCGGAGGAAACCTTCAGCAGTTTTTGCTGGTCTTTGTGGAGCGCAAATTCGTCCAGGATGACGTTGCCGCGCTTGCCCGCCAGCACGTCCGCGTTGCTGGACAGGGCGTGGATGGTGCGGCCCGTGGCAAAGGTGATGGTATAGACCGTCTCCCCTTCGATGATTTCTTCCCCCAGGGCAACGGCTCCCAAGTTATAAATTTCCGCCCATTTCTTGCAGTCGTCAATGAATTGCTTGGCCGCTCCCAGGTCGCGGCTGCACACCCACCAGTCCCACCGCGCCCCGCGTTTCACACAGGAGCGGACAGCCTTCAAGGCGGCGTATTCCGAAAGGCCGATTTGGCGGCCTTTTTCCACGAGAATGTTGTCGGCAGAGTCCTCTAGGAATTCAGCCTGATAGACCATGCTGCGCGGCAGTTTCGCCTTGCGCCTGATAATGCGGGATTTCATGGGTTAAAGCAGATTTATGGCTATTTCAAACGGGAGAGACGCGCGAGAATGCTGTCCATAAAAAACTTTCCGGCACTGGTCAGGGGGAGTTCTTTCCGTGGCCAGCCCCATAGGCGGCCACGATAAGAAATAAACCGCCAGCGGCGATAGCCAACTGCCCGCTCCAGAGTACAGCGGCGGGCTTGGAATAGTGGAGTGAATTGGCGGGATTTCATGGGTCAAAGCAGGTTCATGGCTTCTTCGATGCGGGCGAGGTCTTCGTCAGTCAGTCCGGCCTGGGCAGGCTTCCCTTCTTCCACGGCCGCCGCGGCCTCGCGTTCCTCCCGCCGAATGTCGGCCAGCTCACGGCGGAAGTTGATCAGCATTTTCATGAGGTCGAATATTTTGCCGGGCTTGTCGGCAATCAGGCCCTTGATGTCCTCGGCGTCCATTTCCGCCAGGGCTGATTCCAGCATGTCCATGGCCGCCGCGATCCCGGCTTCCGCCGGGCCGCCGTCCTCCTTGTATTTGTTCAGCAGGTCGATTTTCCAGGAGTAAGCAGCCTGGGCTTGGGCAAGGCGTTCTTGCCGTGCCAGCCATTCCCGGTGTGCGCCCTTGCGGTAGTTAGTGACGTTTTGCGGCGTTACGCCGGGATAGCCGGAGGCGTCACACAAGGCAGCAACATCACGCCACGTTCCCCCGTCGGCCAGGCATCGGCTGACGGCATCCTGCACCTTGGCAGGCATGCGGCTGATGGCCGCGCTGGCGGTGCGTTTAGCCATGAGTGAGGGCCTCCTTTCCACGGTCCAGGATGATCCATCGGCAACCGAATGCGGAGGGCAGGCGGTGGACATATCCCAGGGCTTCCAGGGTTTCCAGCTCCGCGGCGGCCTGCGTCTGGTCGTACCCGGCCAGACGGATTTCCGTTTCGATTTTCCCCGCGGCAGACGGCAGCGCGTCCTGCGTGGCAAGGTATTCCAGGATGATTTGACGTACTTTTTGGGCTTCGGTCATGCAGCTATCCTGACACAACAAAGGCCGCGGCACGGATGCCGCGGCCTGATGGAACAAGGATGTCCTTAGTCCTGGAGGCGGGAGCCTTCCAGCCTGCCAATAGCTCGGTTCAAGGTGGCGAATTGTGCGTGGCTTTGTTCTCTCATTTTAATGATTTCATCCACGATTTCCCGCTTGTCCGTTTCACGGCCAGCTTCCAGAGTTTCCAACCTCCGGCCGTGTTCGTCCAGACGGTGGTGCAGCACCTTGATGTTGTCCATCGTAGCGGCCTGCTTGCCTTCGATGACTTCCACAGGCTGGTCTTCCACTTTGACCCCACGCGGCTTCCCATGGAATTTCAGGAGTACCCAGCCCTGTAAGGCGTTACCAACCATGGACAACACCATCAGCCCTTGCCACAAGAATTCACTGTTTTCCATGGTCATCAATAGTTGGCTATGCCGACGGCAATTGCCCCGCATAGGTTGGCATCCTGTTCCAAGGCTGTTTCGTAGTCGTAGTCGTTGTCGATGAAAAACGGCTCCACAATGACACAGGGGGCTACGGTTCCACGGAGCTGCGCGCCTCCGCGCTCTGTCCCGGTGATGGGCTTGATGCCCCGGTCTGGCAATCCCAGGGCCTTGACCATTTGTGTCTGGATGCACTGGGCCAGACGCTTGCCGCGCGGCGACGTGTGCCAGTACAGGGTTTCCGTGCCGGATGCCTTGCCGTTGTAGGCGTTGGCGTGCAGGGCCACAATGATGTCGGCGTTGGCCTCGTTGCAGGCCCGTACACAGGCAGTCATGCCCGTGCCGCCTCCGTCCATTTCCCGGTTGACTATCACCGCGTCATGTCCATATCCCCGCAGGTAATTGGCAAGCCGCGGAGCATACGTGCTCCAAAAGCGGTACTCGCTGATATGGTAATTCCGGTTTTCCGCTCCGGGAGCTGATGGACAATGTCCAATGTCAATACATACTTTCATAGTAATATGTCCTTTCTATGTTCCAGGCGGGCGTTACTCCGCCCGGAATGGTTGGGTTACTTGGTGAGGTCGGCTTGCACGACGGGTGGATTATCCGTTATAGGCTGGGACTGGGACCACGTCAGTGTGTGAGTGTCGTTGTTCCAGACCAGTTCCCTTCCGGCGCGGGTGATGGTGTATTGCCCTTGCCGGATATTGATGCCAACACGGCCCGGAGGATCAGACTGCGCCGTGGAGGTGCAGGACGTTTGCGTCAGGCCCATCCAGGCGCCCAGCGCCCCAACGAGGGCTCCGGCCAGTACCTTGGCCCAGTTGCCTGGGACTTTCAGAGCCATCAGGATGCGCGTGACAATTCCGGCAGCTTCTTCCTTGTTTATGTTATTCATTTTATTCCATGTTATTGGTTGATGTTATGTATTCAAGAACCCCTATCATGGCACGAAAAAGGCCGCAGCACGGATGCCGCGGCCTGATTGGAAGAATGTTCAATCGTTGGTTATTTCGGGAGGGCTGATTGATTCAGCATTTGCTGTTGCATCATCATTTGTTGTTGCTGTAATTGAGCCATTTGCAACTGCGATTGCTGCTGCATTGCATGCATCATCTGTTGATGCATATCCATCTTATCTTTTTTAATAACAATCAATAATGCATGTATCCACGGGCCAATCCCTGTTACAAAAAGGATCAAATTCAGAAGGAAAGCACCGATACCACCGTAAATCAATGCTGCGACAGGGGGAAGGACTAAGGCAAGAAAATAACGCATAGAGAATTTATACAAATAAAATCAACTTGAGACAAGGTGAAAAATGTTCCCTTCATTCTGACATGTCTAGTTTTTTGTTTACCTTGTCATGGATGTTCAGTTAGATGTTGATATTTTCCTCCGCCGGGAGGGTTTGGAAGGTGAAGGTATGTCTCTAAGGTAATTCATAAGCTTTTCTTCTAGAGATTTACTTTTCAAAATTCCAGTTAGTACTTTTGAGATATTAGAATAACTTGTCCCTAGTTCTTCCGCCGCTTTTCGGGCAGTGACTCTTTTTTTCTTCATGAGGCCGCGGCAGAAAACAATATTGAAAGGCAATGTTTTTGTGACACGTGTCACAACTTCATTTTTCATAATGAACGAAATTACAATATGTTTTATTGATATACAACTAAAAAAATTTCAGCTGAAATTTTTTTAAAACATATCGAATCAAATATATTGATAATAAGCTGATTGCGTAATCCATGTTTGTGACATGTGTCACAAATTAATCATCAATAGCCACAACGCTCAGCAACACCCGAACAGCCTTCTTTAGTTCACTCAATTGTCGTTCTGCTGATTCTGCACGGCGTTGCCAATCGGTTATTTTTTCACCTTCCCCGGTTCCCGCAATTAACCATTCCATGTTTATTCCCAACACGGATGCTATTCGGTACAATTCATCTCCTCCAGGCCTTCTATCCCCTGATAGATAACGAGATATTGCAACATTGGAAAGCCCGGTTAGCTTCCCCAATTCTTTCTGCTTCATTTTTTTATTCTCTAAAGCAGTCCTAAGTCGAGAAGAAAAATTACCGTTCGGATGTTTTTCTTGTTGCATTATATAGCCAATTGGTTATTTATGTGTCCATGTTTCCGCGGAAACATATCCAAAAGGTAACAGAGCGCAGATGAAAACCAAGCAAGATTTACTATCAATAAAGATGGGCCTGAAGAAAAAAGGATGGACATATAAAACAGCCTCAATCTGTTGCGGTGTAAGTTTTTCGCATTTTTCCAAGGTTCTTTCAGGGTGTCGCAAAAGTACACTCCTTCTACGCCTTATTGATGCCCTGCCATCCCGGCGTTACACCTCCACCAATAACCATTCAATCAAATGAACAAAACAACCATAGAAAAAGCTGCTGACCAGCTCGCAAAACAAAACGACCGGGAATGGGAAACTAGTCACTCCTAATCGCCATGACTGACATTCAACTAGCCTCCGCCCGCCGGGATCGCGCTGAAAAGCGCGCAGCCCTGTATGTCGCCAACGGGGAAAATGCCCCCTTTGCTGTAGAGGCACAGGACAACGGGCAATCATCGGCCATCTGGCGCAGGCTGAAAACCCTGGGCCTGTACCTGATCGGCGGCATCGCCCTGGCTGCGCTTGCCTTCCTTTTGGTGGTTGCGACCGTCGATTTCATTATTTACCCCCTGTAATTCTTAAAATCAATGACCGACGCCGAATTTGCCAACCTTCCCGCGGAACTCCGCGCCGTCTGCCTGCTGCGCCTGTTGCGGCGGCCCGTAGTGCGTCGCTGGGCGCATCGTGAATTCGGCTTTCCCCTCACGGGGCCGCTCACGTGCAGGCAACTGACTGCGTGGTGCGGCGTCCATGAGGACACCATCCTGGAGTGGGAGCGCCAAGCCCTGCTCACCCTGCGCGGCGCATGCCGCCGCTCCGGCCTGACGCCGGATGCCATTGACGAACTCAAACACTAAAACATTATGGCTAAAAAAGAAGTAGCAATCAAAGAAGAAGACGCCATCCGGAACTATGCGGCCGGAGCCAAGCGTGACCTAATCTCCGCGTGCGCCAACGCCCTGAAAGCCGGGGCCTGCATCGTCGCCCTGTCAGCCCGTGCCAAGACATCCGTCAACGGCATCATCTCCATTCTGGATGTGGATGTGTCGAGGCGGACACTCTTCCGTTGGGCAAACGCCTATAACACGGCCTGCAAAATCCTGGCCCTGGATCACGTCCCATCCTATGGAGACGCGGAGTGGGACGACCATCTTGCTGCCCTGGACGACATTGCGGCTAACATGAGCATCAGCCGACTGCAACTGGGCGCTCCCGCGGAGGGGTCGGATATTGCCCGCCTGGACACCCTCCAGACGGCCACCGAAACCGCGGAAGGCGACGAGGAAGAAGCCATCTACGCCAACGCCCTGGAACGGGTGGAAAAAGGTGAGTGGACGCTTATCCAGGCCATGCGCGCGGTTGGCGGGCAAAAGGCCAAGGATGTGGCCATTGAGCGACGGAAAGACCCGCTGTATATCGGCATCGACCAGGAAACCAAGAAGCCCGTGGGCATTCTTCCCAAGGCGGTATCCAGTCTCAAGACCGGATTTGAAAACTGGGAAGCCTTTGACGGCGAAAGCAAGCGCGCCTTTGCCGCCCTGTGGAAAAGCGTGCTGGATGCCGCACCGGATGACCTGGAAAAATACCTCTAACCCATTGCCGCCATGGACCACGACGCCCTGATCGCCAAACTGCAAAAACTCCTGGCCCTCGCCCAGCGAGGGGAAGACGGTGAAGCCGTCAATGCCCGCGCCCTGCTGACAAGATGCTTGCCCGGTACGGAATTGACGAGGCCAGCCTGACCGACATCCGAACTCTGCGCTACGCCACGGATTATGACGACGAGCAGGAACTGCTCATCGTCGTGGCCAGCTATGCCCTGCAAATCCCATATGCCCAGGTTCATGCGGAGGTAGTAACAAAAAAGGACGCTCTGGGGCTGGATCTGACCATGAGCGTGGAACAGCACGGGCTGGTGGCCTCTCTGTTCGAGCATCACCGCATTGGTCTTGAAAAGTCAATCAAGAGACTGGAAACGAACCAGGAGAAGAAGAAAGACGCCATGCAGGAAGAAATCGAAAAGCTGACCGCCAAAATCCGGACGTTGAAAGCCATCTTTGGCAATCTGGCCCAGTCCATGGAAAAAGCACGGCAAAGCATCCTCTGCGCCTATGTCAACTTGAACAATCTGGTGGACTACACCGGATGGAGCAACGCCAGCACGGACGGGGCGGACGCCATCATATCCGCCGCGGAATCCTGCGTCCGCCTGGACCCCTCCACCAGACAACTGCCAGGCCAGCGCCTGGGCAACTAATCCCCCATGAACCGATATTGCCTCGCCATTCTTTACATCATCGCTGTGGCCTCCATCTGCGTGACTCTGGCGTTATACGACAGCCCGTTCCTGGCCTTCTTTCTCGCCTTATTCCTTATGGATAACGTATCCGTTAAAATCCGTTAATTCCTCCTATGGCTATTCTCCCGGATCATTCTCTCAACGCTTTTTCCGCTGACGGTTCCGGCCGCCGTGGTCGTCCGCGCCAGATCGACCTGACCGACGACCTCAAGCGCGAGCTGGCCAGCCTGTACCTGTCCACCAACGCTACCCGCAAAAGCGGCAGCATGACGATTGCCTGGGACCTGTTTACCCAGGCGCACCCGGAAATCGCCTGGGACAAAATGGCCCGTTCCTCCAAGCACACCCTCCCGGCCGTGGCCAGGGAAGTGATGAAGAACGCCCGGCCGCTGGTTGGCTTCCATCGTGGCGGTGAAAGAAAGCTGCGTGAACTCGCCTATCAGCCCGGCCTGCTCCGGCGCAATCCGGACGGCTCCCCGTTGAGGGCAGGGCAACGGGCAAGCTGGGACGATGCCACGATCAACTTCGGCGTGGTAGTACCCTGGCCGTGGAGGGGCGATGCCTGCGCGGACAAATACGGCGTGCGCCTGGGGCGCTTCCAGTTGCTTGTTTGTCACGACGATGCTTCATCGTTCATTCCTACATGGTCGTATGTCATCAGGTTTGAACAATCCTACCGGGGCGAGGACGTGGCCGCCGCCATGATCCGCACCAGCCGGGACGTAGGATGCTTTGAAAACTATGTCTTGGAAGGCGGTGTCTGGAAAAGCAACCGAGTCCAGGCCGTCCTCAACCACTTGCGGATTGGCCACATTGACGCGCAGGGCAGGCCCCAGTGCAAACTGGTCGAAAAGTTCTTCGGCAAGCTCTGGACGGTTATCAGCGCGCTGGCCAAGGGCCATGTTGGCCGCTATCAAGCGGAAGACAAGGCCACCAGTGAATTGTATGTCGCCTGCCGTCAGGGCAGGAAAGACCCCCGCAAATATTTCCCCATGTTATCGGAGGCAACGGACATCATCACCCGCGCCATCGACTACTGCAACCACGACCGCTGGGAATCCCGCGAATACGGCAAGTGGGTGCCCGCGGACGTGTGGGCCAGGGACACCGCGGCCCATCCCCTGCGGCCCATGCCCGCCGACGCCGAGTGGCTCATGGCTCCGGCCGTCGTTACCCGCAAAGTAACCAAGGCCGCCCTGCGTGCCACCGTGCCCGGCCCCCTGGGTGTGTCCCAACGCTACACCTTCAGCGCGCCGTGGCTGGTGGCGGAAGAAGGCCGGGAACTGACCCTGCACTTTGACCCCCTTGGTGAGTGGCCTTTGCGCGCCATGGTGTCCGACCCCAAAACGGGGAAATTCCTGGACATGGCGGACTGCGCCAACCCCGTGGCCATGGGCGGTATTGAAGATGACATGTCCCGCCACATCCGCCAGATCATGCGGACCGAATACCACAACATGACCTCCAGCGGCAAGGCTGCCAGGGAATCCACCCTCCGCGCCCTCAACGGTCAAACCACCATCACGCAGACCAACACCGCGGACGATGCCTCCGGCGATGACGCCGCCGACCCCGCGCCGACGCCCGGCCTCAAGGACGCCGCAGTCCGCCGTGCCCGTTCCTATGCCCTGGACCCCCTCAAGCGCGCCGCGGAACAGGACTCCGCCAGGGTGCAGCCCGTACCCCCGGCGCTCCCCACCCGCGACGACTACGCCGCCATGCGCCGCCGCGCGTCGCAATCCTCTACATCAACAACCCTTAACTGGTAATCATTATGGATAAATACACACTATCACAACACCCTGACGTGCTGGCCCTGGCCTCCAACCAGGCCGCAACCGGACTCAATGACGCCGACTTCTGCCGCCGCGTCAAATTCACCCTCTCCCCGTCCTCCTGGGGAAAGGTCAAGAAAGGCACCTACTCCGGCAACTGCCACAATGCGCTGGCTGCCGTGCAGGCCGCTCTGGATGCGGACATCACCGCCGCCGATCAAGTGCCTGTTGTGGACGGCGGCATCGTGCTGCTGGATCATATCCAGGTGGCCGCGGATGCTGTTGCCGCCGCACGGATCGCACAGGACGAGCACAGGCTGGTGCTGGTCGTAGCTCCCGCGGGCGGCGGCAAGACCTACACGGCCCGCTACATCGCCGCCAAATACTCCGGCCAGATCGTCAACGCCTCCCCGTCCTGGGCCAAGTCTTACATGCACACCCTCCGCGAGCTTGCCCGAGGCCTGGGCATCGGCGGGG